CGATCTGATTTAAGAGCCATGTTTTTATTCTCCCTTATTGAGTTTTTTACCTAGTCTAGCACATACAAAATCAACCAATGCCGCGCGAGTAGTATCTACAGATTCTGACTCGTCGCTACCAGCACTAAGATCTAAATCTTGTGAGTTTGGTTCAACATTATCAAGAGCATCCTCAACAGACTGTTCAGCCTCTACCTTTTTCTTTGGAGGAGCAACTGGAACTTTCTTTGCGGCATTTGATACTAGCTCTACCATAGCTTCGAAAGCTGAGTCTTCTAATGATTCAAAACTATCAACAGCAGAAGCTGCGACTTCTTGATCAAGACCCTTTTCTATTAGAGAAGCCATTCTTTTCATCTTCTTCTCTTTTTTTAGCATTTCTTCTTCTTTATTTTTATAGCCAGCTATTGCTTCGATAGCAGTCTCTAGTTCAGACTTGGCTTTTTTCATCATTTCTTCTTTCTTCATCATCTCTTCTTCGCTCATTTTTTTAGCAGCTTCTGAGCTATTGAGCAGTTCGTCATAAGCAGATTTAGTTGCTGATAATTCTGTTTCTAGAGCAACAACTTTATCTTTGAGTTCGGAAAGTTGAGCATATGCATCCTTGGTTGCTGAAGCGCAGTCTTGCATAGCTTGTACTTTTTCGGTCAACTCGGCAATTTGTGTTTCTAAATTCATATTATTTATCTCCGTGTCATTTGTGCTATTTTCTGATACACCTGATTTTGTATTTTCTATATTTTTTGATGATATATTCATAAAATTTTCTTTACTAAATATTATACTATCTGGATTTGCTGGCTTGTCAACATAACCTTTTCCTGAGAAAGTTATATCTCTTAAGACTCTACCAACTTTATGATTATCATATGTGCCACTACCACCATATGCTCTTAAGTGTTTTGTTAAAAATGATGTATCTGCTGATCTACCTAGTATTTTATACTCACCAGTAGACTCATTAATTAATCCATAATCAAAACCCTTAAACATACATTCCATACTAACGTACTTGGTGCCATTTTCAATTTCTGTTATTAGGTTTGATGCTCTATTTTTTAACTCTTGATTAGTATATGCTTTATAAATAACAGAACCAGTTACTATATGAAATTTATCTGGAAGATTTTCTACTAAAGTATTTTCATCTATTAGTGTGCCATCTTCCATAATTGGCCAGTTAGATACGATATGACCAATAATTAGATTTTCGTCATGTTCTAAATTGGTTGGTTTATCTTCTGGTGTGTTTTTTGCTGCCCAAACCTCTTCTTTAGCAAAGATATCGTCATTTTTATTCCAACTAGATGATACTAGAACAGATTGGACATAATATAGGTCACTATCATCATAAGACGCTAGCGATTTTATATTCTTAACTAAGGATTTTTGAGAATCTGATATATCAGGCTCAACAATAGAAGCAATAGTAATTGACGACTTTGTAGAGATTATTTCTGATAGACCATCTAATTTTTCTTGATCATATATAATCATTTTTATTCTCCGGTTAAGTTGTCATACACCAATGAGTAAAAATACGACTTAGCATCTTTTAATTCATTAACTGTTAACTCTCTATTAAAATCAGATTTAACATGTTTAATAAAAGATATATAACTTGAATATATTTTATTTGTGTCTTTATTATCTACTAAATTTAATGATTTGGTTACATAATCACTATCTATAGTTTTATTTGGTTGTGCAGAAAGAAAAAGTTTTGTTCTTATGTTTTCGGCTTCACTATATTCTTCATTAGATAAACTTCTCATATTTTTCTTTGAGTAGAAATCTAATAAAATTGGATTTAATATTTCTGCGATTTGATCCTGAGCAGAATTGGCCCATATATGTAATTTAGCTCCTGTCTGTGGGGCGAATTCTTTTTGCTTTCTTTTTGTTGTGTCCTTGGAATTTTTGGGTCTTCCCTGTTGTGGTTCTCCTTTTAAAGATTCTGGCGAATCTTTAACGATTGACTGGCCTGTTGGTACTGATGACTTCATTTCTAGTAATGTCTTTTCATTTGCTTTTTTCTTTGGTAAGTCTAATCCAACTTGACTAGGAGCAACTAGTCCTATCTGTAGAGCTGTCTTTTTAAGATTCTCCTCAAACATAGGATCGTGCCATGGACTAGTCTTAAGAGCCATTCTGCCACTATCTCTTTCTTTACTCTCTCTATTTACTCTACTCTTTTCCATATCTGGATCAAAACCGAATCTACTCTGTAGTAGTTCATCACTAATAAGATTACGATCTGCTAATTGAATTAAAAGAGCTTTTTCTGCATCTTCATTACTTAAATCCATTCTATCAAACTCTATTTTTGCTGAGTATCTAAAGCCCATAGCTTTTTGCACTAATTCCATTTCTTTTTCCCAAAATGCTATAAGCATATCTCTTCCATATTGAAGTCTTTGGGTAAGAGTTTTTAAACTAATAAAGTTGTTTGTTGTGCCAGCCGCCCCGAAAGTTCCTGTTAAAGTAGGAGGAATACCAAGACCAGCATATACAGAATTCATATGTGGAACATATTTTCCTTCTCCAAGAAATTGATGAACACTAGTTTTACTTTCTAGTAATTCAATATCTGGACCCCAAACAAGATCCAAAGTACCTCCACCAACATTATTCTGTAAAATACTAGATAATTTACCAGCTGCTGCTTTTGTTGGAGCAATTTTATGTTCAAGATTTCCTAATTTAAAAATACGAATATTACTTATAGCTCCATCTAAAGCCGACATATCTGCTAATTTTAATTTTTCTATAACAGTTATATCATCCATGATACTATAAATCATTGGATATGCCCAGCTCTGCCAATCATCTTTCTTATAATGAAAAACTAGAGTTTTATCTGGATCTAAAGGATAAGATTTTTTATTTTTTGCTGCTTCAAGAATTTGAAAAGGTAGACTACTTACTATTAGTCTTTCGTTATCTGTTTTGGGAGAATTAATAATTTTTCTAAGAGTTGCTGGGATAGATAATTCGTATCTTTTTTGACCCACGAAAGAAGACAATGCTCCAGCAGACACATTAACATACAATGGATCTATAAATGTATATCTCCAAGGAATCTCTCTTTTTTCAACACTGGTATCAGTTCCATCGTTCTCTGTGGTATCAGCCGCATTTGCTCTAAAGAAATTCTCTGCGGTTTTTAAACTTATTTTTGCTGTTTGTCTATTTATAACAATGTTTCCAGTTTTGTATAAATTATTTAAGAATCTTTCACTTCTTTCTTTTCCATTAATCTTCTTAAACCACTTTCTATAAAATCTTTCTATTCTTTTATTTTTATGTACTGGTTTAATACCATGAACAGCAAAGTCTGCCATGAGATCTATAACATTCTTTACCAATCCAACTCTTTGATAAACATCATCTGCTCTTTTAATTATTTCTTTAAGCTTAGTTGGCGTTGCTTCGTCTGGACGGTAATAGTCATAGCCTAATCTAGTTAATCCTGGCTTACTAGATATATTGGGTAATAGATTTGAATAATCGCTACCTCTAAATCTATAAGAAGCATTACTATTAAATAGGCCATATTCAGTCAAACATTCTGATGTTTCTTTAAGAGCGTCTTGTTTACTTTGAAGATCATCTCCCCAGCAAACGTATGCCTGCTCATTGGAAAGAGTTGCGTCTGCAATTGCTTCGCTTTTTGGGTATTTTTTAGTCATATACTTCCATTCGTATTGTAATTATATTATAATTGTATTATACACAATTATTTATAGATTCCTGTATAAATATCATCATTAGCTCCATCAACAAACCATGATGGACCTTTATACATTTGACCCTTTTGATTTACTGCTTCTGAAGCATTTGTTCCTATTATCTCATAATTAATCGGAGATAGATTTCTAGTCAACTGTCTAGCGAGCATATTAGCAATTACTAATGAACTATATCTATCTTTTCTTAATTTTCCTTTTTTGCCATTAGGTAGTTTTAGATCTGGAGTATCCCATCTGTCTCTTCCTCCTGATCCTGTACTAGTTTGAGTCATAACTATTGTTGTTAATTCATTTTTAAGTTCTTCTATTTCTAGAATACACTCACTTGTAGAATCATAAATTGGGGTAAGATCAGCAGTCATTATGTCTTTATTTTCTTGATCTAAAGCAAATGCTAAACTTAGTTGATCAAAACGAGGAAATAATAATACTTTATCTTCTAAGTCTTTTCTTAGTCCGTGATTAGCTTGGCTTGTCCAATCCGCTCTAGCAAACTGCACCAGCTCTAGTATATGTAATCCTTGCTGATCATCAGTATCTTTAGGCTTATTATCATCTATTACTGGCCAGATTAAAATTTCACCTTCTTCAAGCTTCCCTGGGTCGTGTAATGCTTCTTCTATGGCAACGCCACCTCCTTGAGCATCCATACCTATTTTTTCACAAGGAAAAACTTTCATGAGATTTCTAATTTTTCTAGCACAGAACGCATAGAAATCATGTTCTGAAGATAATCCAGCTTTTTGGCGTTCTTTAAAATTAGTTCTATTAGTTGTCCAACAATATACTACTCTATTATGTGTTGGATGAGCCTCTAATATTATGATACTAAAATTATCTTTTTCTGATGCTGGGTCGATTCCGTATATGTATTTATGTTTTTGATCTCCGGTTATTCTCACATCAAATAAAACTCTTTCTTCTCCAATCATTATAGGGGCTGATTCTTTAGTAACACAACTTTCTATTAGTGTTCTCTTGAAAAAACCATCACTATCTTCTGTGAAACAAGCAGCATATTCCATATTATATATGCCCGTATGAATAGTTGCTTTTGCTCGCGCTACCTGTTTATCATCCATGAATCCTTTTGGAATTAATTCATATGGTATGCGAATAATACTGTAGTCGTTCCAGTTAAAGTTCTCTGGTATATCTCCTTTAAATAATTCTTCTAGTTTATATTTATCTCCCTTACTTTCAATTATACTTTTATATCTTCTCCAATAACTAGCAAAGTGCTTGAAAGCATAATCAGCAGTTCCTGATACAATTGCTTGATTTCCCATTGTTAAATTTAACTGTTCAAGATCGTAGTTCCACAATCCAGCATCTTTCATAGCTTGTTTTTTTGCTTCTCTCTTAACATTCTGAATAGGAGTTGCGCTAACGGCGGCAAATCCTGATACTACAGTCTCATAAATATCAGGACTAATAGAAGCAAATTCGTCTGCTATAATTATATGAGCACGCAAACCTCTAATCTTACTGCCATCGCCCATTGGGATAGCAATAGTCCAACTTTCGCCAAATCTCATTGTGCATCTATCAACGTCTCGTCGTGGTCCGTCATCATTGCCACTAAATATACTTCTAAGTATTGCACTATTTCGCCATATAGTTTCCATATATTCAAATACTAATTTACTCTGTCTAAACGCAGCACCAACAACAACAATCTTTGTTCCTGGTTTAAGTATGCATCTTAAAGTACAATACATAGCCATTAAAAAGCTTTTACCAAAACCACGACTAGCTATAAACATTGGAAATGGTCTTATCCAAAATTCTTGTAATATAGCGATTTGAATAGGATGAAGCTCTATATCAAATAAGAGTTTAACTGTGGATCCAAAATTTTTAGGATCTTTTAGTAATTTAAGAAGATGTTTGTCAGGATGTTCAATATCATTTTCTGTCCTATTTATCATAGGATTATTAACAATTTCTATGTCTGATAAATTACCAAGATTTAGCCAAGCATCATCAAACATTATTATCCTCCAAATTCATCTTATATACTCTTCTCATTATTGATAAAGCTATTTTTTCTGCATTAGAAGAATCTCCACAAAATATCACATGAATATTATGTTCAACTTGCATATCTATCAGATGCTTCATTATATACTGTGGACTAATTCTTATTTTTGACCATAATTTTTTAGGTATTGTTGATCCTATTGGATATCTTAATACGTCATTAATATTAAATTCTAAAAGAATAAATGGAAATTTATATGTTTTAATACGGTCTATTACGTCTTTAAATCTGTCTTCAGTAATATTATTCGCTATTTCTGCCACATTCCTTTTTCTTTCTATACAAAGAATATTCTCTAGTCCTTCTATACTATAGTCTCCTGTGTCTAATTTAGTATTAGCTATAGTATGATTTTCAAAACTCCAGGGTTTTTGTTCTCTGGTATCGACTATTATAGTAAATTCACTCATGTTTTTTTATATTTTTATTCAGGATAAGTTTTGTAAAAAACTCTATATAACTATCTTCATTATTAGATATTAGTTTATGATGATCTTTACACAGAGTTATACCATTATTAATGTGATATCTTAATCCGGGATTATCGGCCCATCGACATATATGATGAGCATGTAATTTATTTTTACTAGCACAATGTGGCCATTGACAAGTATTATTATCTCGTTGTCTTATGGATTTTCTCCACTGTTTATAAATGGGATCATTATAATTACGTTTCATCTGATAGTACCGAATCTGGAGTTAGTAGTGGTCTATCAACTTTACTGTCTTGGTATGAATGATATTCTTCTAATTTCTCTTTGGCTTTTTCTGTGGCCATATTTAATATTACCATTTCCCGTCCTTCTTTTTCCCGTATATCGTCATCTTCAAGCATGCGTATGAGACCAATCCAACTGCTCTTGCCGTCTTCAATTCTTTTAATGCGTTGTTCACGAGTGGCCTTAAGATCTTTGCTTATCTTTTGTTGTTCATTTAATAATTTAGTATATTCATTAGTATAATTAGCAATACTATTTCGCGCAAAACTTAATTGAGTTTCTAAATTTACTAGTTTGGCCATGTCTCTTGACTCATCTGGCTTATTATATTCTTTATCAACTTCTTTTTGTAGTTTCTCAGTTTCAGTAATATGTCGTTTGCGCTCTTTCATGCTTCGGTTAATAAGAATATCTATGGTAATAAATTGTTTGATCTGAAGTTCTTCAGCGGGCAACACGTCCTCCCTAAACTGCTTCATTAAATTTATCCAAATATTTTCAAAGTAAATTAATTCGCCCGTTTCTTCATCAAACTGCCTTTTAATTTCGCCCCAGAAAGGTTTATTGTATAATTTATTTTTGAGCAAAGCATCTTGATGTTCATCATCTTCAGACACAAAGATTTTAGATTCACTTATATACCTTTTGATTGGTGCAGGTGATCTGTTTAGGGCGTCTGCTATTTGTTCAATTGTTAGTGTGGATACGTTATCTCTTATGAATTTCTCTTCATCCAGACTAAGCTGGCCTCTTTTTTTAGGTATTGATGTCATGATCTTTTAATATTTGTTTAATTTCGTTAAAAAGTTTTTTAATCTCGGTTTTGGCAACTTTAACTCCACCTTGGAGTTTGAGAAATATGGGGCGATTTTTTGAACTAATATTAATATCAATAATATTTAATATTTCTTTATTACTAATATCTTGAAATAATTGACCATAGTTAATTTCTCTGCTAGTTTCTGAGATACTATCTATACCAATAGGTTTCATAATATTTTTTTTAGCATCATTTCTTTTTGTCCAGGAAGAAAAAAGAGAGCAATCTTCTTTGTTAGAAAATTCTGAACATTCTGAGGCGCAACTTTTAGGGGCGAAAAATGGACAAGTTAAACAAGGTTTGTCGGGCCTTTGATAGTTATCTCTTTTGTAATTGAATAAACGATTGCGAATGTGGGTCCATAGGAAATTTTCCAGGGGACGTTTATTATCGTAATTTTTTAAGCCTTCTAGGGCGAATATGGCAGCTTGCTGCTTCATATCTTCGTGACTGTGATATCCAAACTTAAATTTATAACCTAATTTTTTACTAATTTTTTCCCATGCTTCTAAAAATTCAGTCTCGCTTACTTTGTTCAGTATCCTTTTTGGTTTCATCTAGCACTTCCTCTAGTGGGCGATCTTCAGCATTTAGTTCACTAGCGGTAACAATCTCTTCAGAAGCTACTGTTTTTAATACTGATGATACTGTGGTAATTTTATTAGTGTCTTGTGTCATTTTTCACCTTGACCAGATTTTTGATCTATTTATATTATTATAGATGTTGATACACAGAAAGCAACTTTAGGAGATTTAAAATGTCGAAAACATATAAGAAGTGGTCAAAAGAAGAGCTAGAATTTATTAATAATAACTCTCAGATCATGAAGGATGAGGAGATTGCGGCCTATTTGAATAAGACTGATAGTAGCAGACAAATTACAGTTGGTATGGTTCGTAGACAAAGGCGAAAGTTGTCAATCGTTAAACCAAGAGGACGAAGGCCCTCAAAGAATAATGTGGAAGCTCAGGTTCAATCATGATTATGAAAACAGCTTTATTATTAATGATGTTTTGTTTGTGCAACAATGATTGTTTTGCGGGATGTTGGCATAGAAGTTATCCTAATGTTCCTGTTGCTCAAAATGTTATTCCTTTACCAGTGGTTCAACAGCAACCTTTGGTTTTTTATGCTCCATTAATGGTGCAGGAAAGAAGGTGGGTTCCTGTGGTGGAAAATAGAGTAATATATAGACCTGTGGATTCTTATTATCTTAATACTTTGCATTATTATCCATCTGTTCCAACTTATGGATATCAATACTACAATGATCCTTGGAATGGTTATAACTACTAAGATTCACTAACGTGAAACAAAAGGGGCAGGCTTCGGCTTGCCTTTTTTTGTATAATTAGGGGATAGTTGTCATTAAACTGGCCAATTATGTATGGGTTCCTTACTATGTTTGGACCACCGCCGGCCGCCGGGGGGAAAGCCCCCCCATTCGGGGGAAAACAGAAAAACCCCCCCTAAGAGGGGAAGGGGAAACACCCCCCAAACGCGAGGAGGGGAGAATCCCCCCGCGAGAGGGGGAGGGGATATACCCCCCAAACGTGGGGAGGGGATATACCCCCCAAACGTATGCCCCCCTTATGAGGGATAGCACCCCCCGATAGAGTGATGAACATATGAGCACCCCCCTAATGAGGGATCATACCCCTATCGTATACCATGCACAAGCGTACACTACCCCTATGGGGGATAGCACCCCCCAAACGTGTGATATACAAATGATCAACCCCCCAAACGTACTACCTAATCCAGACGGCCAGCAAACCGTATGCCAAAACTCCGAACCTTACGATATTGTAAGATTCGACCATGAAACGCGATTCTACTAAGTGTCCATTCGCCA